TGGTGGAAATGCCCTGTAATTAAATAACGTGATTGGCTTTCTCCCCACTCTTTGCTAAATTTAGCCGTAATCACTTGATGCAGCTTTTCCGGATTTTTAATCTTATCTCCATGATGTAGAAAGATTGAATGTGGCCCCAGTCTAGCATGTTTATATTCATCAAATTTCAAATCAAATTTGATTTGTGTATATAGCTTTTGCAATGCTTTAACAAATACAAAATCAGTAGAAGGTGCGTGATTCCCTTTTAAATAAACCAATGTTACCTTTCTGCTATTCTCTAGTGCTAAATCTAGTAGTGGTAGGATGAAATTAAATCCATCTTCAATGCTTGCATCAAAATCAACTTCATCAATCCGCGTTCCTTTTTCAGTTGTATTCAACAGATTATCCACATGAAAATAATCACCGTGCAATGTAATTAAAATTTCTTCATATCTGTTCAATATTCTATCTGCAATTTCACGTTGTAATGCAGCATAGTCATATTTAGAATTTAATCCAAAGTGCATATCTGATAATGGAATCAATAGATATTCTTCCGGTATTTCTTCACACGATAACTCTATTTTTCGTGGTTTTAACTTGCTTAGTACTCTTTCAATATCTTCTGCAGTGATTTCCGGTTCTTTTCTAACTGCCACAATCTTTGATTGGTAGTTATAATATGTCGAGCCGGAAATAGGTGTAGTCCATTCGTTGGATGTGATAGATTTTAATTTAAAAATCTTTGGATCAAACCCATGTAATCTTAGAAGTTCTTCATCCGTGAATACTTTCTTATTCTTTCTTCCAATTTTGATTTCTGAACCAATGGAACCATCCGCCTTGATATCCTTCTTTTGATATCTAGTTTCATTTTGTTTAGTGCCGGAATGTGCTTGTTGAAGTTCCGTATATCTTGGATGCCTTCTACATCTAATCCGGATTCTTTCAATTGCTTGTAAATCGTTAAAACCCATCTTTTGCGCAACTGCCGGCCATGAGTAGCCTTCAAGTTTCAAATCAATAGCTTTATCTACATCAATTTCCGTCATCTAGTCACACTCCACAAACAATTCTTTGATTTCTTCCCCAAATAGTTCGATAGCACGTTCGGCATCTTGTTCATTTTTGAAATAGCTGAAAGTATGTAAATGATTACCGAGTACTATATAGCTAACATAAAGACCATTCTTTATTTCCGAATAGGATATATAGTACTTTTTTTGTGTAACATCCGTACAATCCGCCTTCCACCCATTGTTGCACTCGTCTCTGAATGCTCTGAATCGTGTTAGTAGATTTCTGCGTTTGGCTTCAAGTACTGCTGCTTGTTCAGTTGGGAATGTGTTACCTTGATACAAACAGGAATCAAGCAATTCTGATTTATACCAAATGCGTTGAAAGATTTCCCCTAATTGGTTAATATACCAATATTCATCTCCTTTCTTATACGGGCATTTCATCTCCCAGTCTTTTTCTGTTTTGCCTTTGAAACTGAACATTTCTTCCAATATTTTATTTACGTTTTCGCTGAATTGATTAAGTGCTTTTTCTAATTCGTTTGCAATTTTTTCATGTTGTTCTGTCATTCTGATTCTCCTTATCTAATTCTTAAAAAATATCCCAAAGCCAATCGAGTGCAACGGCAATCTTATCTCCAATCCAATTAACGATATAAGCGATAATAGGAGCACAGCCGAAGAGTATAGCAAGCATGATTACAGATATAAGCAACAATATAGCCATGTGAAATACCATCATTGCAAAACACATCGTTATTCCTCCTTTAAACTGCTATAACTCCAAACAACTCTAAGATGCATAGAACCACTATTAAGATACCTCCTAATAATGTAAGTAACAGTCCTAGAAATTCGTTTTTTGGTATATGATTTCAAGTGGGATAACCACTATCAAGCTACAGATAATACTCGTTAAAATTTTCAATTAATCACCTTCTTATCTATTAATGTAGTAGCCAGCAATTGCATCTAACATAAAGCATCCTTCATGTACTTCTTTTTGATCTCTAAACTTCCAAGCGCCATTTTCTCCTTCATAAGTAAATTTAAGGTATCTTTCATATTCAATACCGTATTCCCTTATACCGTAGAAAATATATTTCGCTTCATTTTTAAGCAATACAGTTAGTGTCATTTAATATCCCCTTCTTCAATCAACCAATCCATATTTTTTCTAGCTTTCTTTAAATCTTCCACACCGTTTTTTTCTGCATATCGCAATAAATATTCAACTGCGCTACACCACCGGTGCGCTTCCATACCGCTTTTGTTTTTAACAAAGTTTTCAAGGACTTCTTTAACTTCTAATCCTTTACTTCCAACATAGTGGCTTGGTTTGTTTACTGCTTCTTTAATTCGTGCATTTTTTTGTAAATCCATCTTTATACCAACTTCAATTCTCTTTTGATGAATTGGATCATTTAAATTCATGCCATTTTAACTCCTTCAAAATATGCTTTTAAATTGTCTGTAATCTTCTTTCTAGTGTTTGGAAATAATTTGTATGGATTATTTAAAAACTTATTCAACGTGCTAACCTTTACTTTTAAAATGTTTTTCTGCATGTGGTAGAAGTTGTTAGATGATGTTCCAATCATCTTTTCTATCTCATCGCGTGCCATTAATAATTGAGCGCTATAATCGTTTACTTCCACAAACTTCAAACTTTCATCCGGTTTGATTGGTTCAAACGGTTTGGATGCTGCTTGAATTAATGTGACTGTTCCTAACACGTTGTTTTTATGTTTAAACTCAAATGCTTTCTCATACGAAATAAATTCCAACGCTTTATGCTGATTCTTACAAAATTTCAATGTTTTCTTTGGATGCTTTTTATCTAAGTAACCTTCCATGGATAAATAATAACTAAACCCTGTAAAGTACATCCCGTTATGCTTAATTACAAACATTTGTTTTCCCCCTTTTACTCAACCTTAACCAAAGTTTTTATTGTATTCTTCTTCAGTCATTTTTCCTGTAATCAATTTTCTTTTATTGCTTAAATAAGCTTCTTTATCACCAGTTGTTTTCAATTCAGAAATGGCTTTGATGATAGATGTGTAGCGTTCCGGATTTTCTTTGTAAACCCTTAGTTCTTTTTCCATCGATGTTTCCATCAATTAACACCCCTTTGCGCTCTCTCTTCATTCTGTTGTCTAAATAACCAATCCGGCAGTGGTTCAACATAGCCTTTAGCTTTTGTTGGATAATTTGAATAATTAGTTTTTGGATTAGAATCTATTTTGTATTCATCATTCCAACACTCTTGATTGAACCATGTTCCACCTTGCTTTATATATTTAGTTTCAGTCTGATTAGCTTTCACATATTCGATGTATGATTTTAAGCCATTCTGAATTGTCGTGTGTTCAACTCCTTTTTTAATAGCTTTTGTATAAGCCTTAAATGCATCGTTCTTTCTTTCTTTTCTTGGATAGATATCCCACAAATCATTGAATTGATTTTCTAGCAATTTGGCGGATATATTATTATTAGATTTACTTTCATTTACTTTACTTTTATTTTCTTTATTTAATGTTCCACCATTTTGCCAACCGTTTGGCAACTCTTTTGGCAACTGTTCCGCAACTTCTTTGCCAACTGCTTGACTGCTATCTTGTAAACTAACTTGTAAACTAAGTTGTAAACTATCGTCATATAAAAGATTAATTTTGTAAGCAGTTGCTTTTGTCCCGTTGGATTTATATTCAATGAAACCTAATTGCTTTAATGTGTTTCTTGCTTTATCAATCCCTTGTCGTGATAATCCTGTGAACAATTCCAAACGTAAATTAGCTACTGTAAACCATTCTTGCTTTCCGCAATCATTATGAACATTTAATAACGCATGCCATAAAATGAATTGCCCTGCAGACAATGGATTTGACATTTGTCGCTGATTGAACGCTAAAATTTGTTTCAATAGATTCATCCAAGCAACCCCTTTCTATAAAATTCCCAACTTTTGATTTTGTGTATTTTTATGCTATAATTTATTTACGCTTAAGTTTGGTGGCTGTTTTCAGTCACCATATTTTATTTTTCTAATAATTCCACTGCAGTATTGAAAGCAGCTTCTAATGTTTTGTGCGTGCTTCTGCTTGAATATTTACTTCCTTTCACTTGAACTGATAAGAAATATCTTCCATTTATCAATTTCACAGAACCTACAATTTCACTATTCATCAACACATCAAATTCAGTTTCATCAAACATATTTTCAATTAGACTTAACATAAAATGGATCATTCTTTCTAATGTATTCTAAACGGTTATAATTTTGGTTTGCTGCACCTACCCATAGATGAAGGAACGCAATTACACCAATAAGTGCTAATCCTACATAGCTAAGAACTTTTAAATATTTCTTGATAAAAGTCTTTCTGAATTCTTTCCAATATGTTTTTCTTTTTAATTTATTTGTACGTTCTATTTCAACGCGTGTCACTATCGTTTCCCCCTTTTGCGTTCATCCCACACTTTCTGAATATCTTCAATATGATCTGCTTTGTATTTATATGGGCGTGTATCCGTTCGTCTTGCTGAAACAACTACTGGATGATTTCTCACATCGCTCTTAAGCCATGAACTAGGACTTGTTCCAAGCTCTTCACACAACTCTTCAGTTGTCAACCATCTAGAATTTTTTCTTCGTTCAACAAAAGGTCTTATGATTTCAACGAACTTATCTGGATTTCTTTTCACTACTTCTAAAAATATTGGTTCGTAATAATCAAGTGTTGCTTGTTCCATAATTTCTCCTTTCACGTTATTTCATATTGATGTAACCTTCTTTCAATCCTATAATTTGAATTGGGAAAGGAGGTGTTTTTATGGATATAAATTTTGATTTTAAAGAACTAGATAAGAAATTAGAAAGTCTAAGTGGAAATGTTCCACTGGATGAGCTATTAAATTCTAATTTCATGAGAAAGTATACTCAGTTCCAAACTGCTCAAGAGTTTGCGGATGCTAGTTCTTTTGACTTTTCAAACATTGAGTCTATCGACTCTAATGATTTGGATAAATTTGTTACCGCGCATACCAAGTTCTCATCTTGGCAAGAAATGCTTAATCAAGCGGGCGCGGAATGGATTCAAAATCAATTTTAATTTTTGATTTAGAAATCTTATCTAGAGTTTCTTGAAGGCTGATTGTTTGTTCTTTAGCTAGTTCAAGAAGCT